GATTAGGACCAATGTCACCTAATATGGAAGCAGTAGATCAACCCACGCTAGGTGGTGGTTCACAGCCTGCTCAAGCGTATGTAGTGGAAAATGATATTTCAAATGCTCAAGCATTACAGAATGAATTAGACATACAAGCAACATTATAAACAAAACAGACAACTTTATATTTATTAGTATATGAAAAAGAAAAAACTAATTGAACTAATCATAGATGAAACTGCAGACCACTTTGGAGTAGATGCCATATCCGTTGTTAAATTCCCTGCTATAGAAGAAAATTTTGTTTTCTTTAATAATGACTTTTTAAGTCTAGCAAAAGCAGATGAAGAAAAGAAACAATTAATCGGTGCAATATTAATACCTGAGAAACGTATTCCAAGACTAGATAAGGAAACGAATGAAGAATACGACGTTTACTTTACTAAAGAAACTATAAAACAAGCTCAGAAGCTATTTATGTCTAGTTTAAACAACAATAATCATACCTTAGAACATAAAGAGCCAATACAAGGATTAACTGTCGTAGAATCGTGGATTAAGGAAGATAAGAAATATGACAAATCCAATATGTATGGTTTTTCTAGCTTACCTATTGGGACGTGGTTTGTACAAGTATCAGCAGAAAACAATCCTGAGATTTGGGATGCTATTAAGAATAAAGAGGTTCGCGGGTTCAGTATAGAAGGTTACTTCACCGATAAGCTAATTGAAGCATCTAAAAAAGTAGATATATTAGACGAAGTTTGTGAAGATTGTCCTGATGAAGTAATGATGGGTAAAATTAAAGATGTTATTCTACAAAACGAATTACAGCCTGTAGGTGCTTTAGATGGTGAACCATTATTTAGAACAAAAGAGGAAGCTGAACTATATGCTGAAATGTTCAAAGGCTGTTCAGGTAGTCACCCACATACAGTAGATGGTGTTAAATTATTTATGCCATGTGCTGACCATTCATCAGCAACAATGCGTGAAGAACACGCTGAAACAGGACGAAAGAAACGCAAGAAAAAATATAAGATGCTAGAATATATTGCTTACGCTAAACGTAAAGCTATGTTAAAGTATTCTTGGGACGAATGTATGCGTGACCAAATGAAGCAATACGGCAATAAAGAAACGGCTGCAAAAGTATGTGCTACAATTAAATTCAAGTAAAAAACGCTAAAAGAAATAAACAATATTAACTCCTTTATATTTATAAATGTTATGAGTACACTAGAAAAAATTTTAAATATCTTAAAAATGAAAAATGAACCTAAATCTTATAGCGTAAAAATGTACGCTGAAATGAAATTAGAAGACGGTCGTATACTTGCTACAGAAGATGAGCAATTTATGATTGGTTCTAAAGTATTTGCTGTCGGTGATGACGGTGAGGCAACTCCATTAGAAGCGGGAAGCTACACTATGGAAAATGGTAACAAAATGACAATCGGTGATTCTTCTGAAATCCTAGACCTAGGTGAAGAAAAAGAAGCTGAAGATGTTGAAGCATCTGAAGAAGAACTTTCTGAAGAAATGTCTGAAGAAAACAAAGAGGAATTTGACGAGCCTGGCGAAACGCCTGCTGAGAAAGCAGATTGGGCTAAAACTTATGAAGAATTAAAAGACCGAGTTGCTGAATTAGAAAAAAAAGTATTTGGTGAAAAAGCAGCAGAAGAAACAGAAGAACTATCTGCTGAAGAAGAACCTATTGAAGAAGAAAAGACTGAAATGTCCAATGAAGTTATAGGTGAACTTATGACTCAAATAGAAGAATTAAAAAGTAAAATAGTAGAACTAAGTGGTGAACCTGCAAGTGAAGGTATTGAATACAATCCTGAAGGAAGAAACATTAATGCTACTGTTGATCTAGCAAAACTGTCACCAATGGAAAGGACAGCGTATTATATTAACAATAAATAATTTAAAAAAATGGCAAATAAAATTCAATTATCAAAAAGACGTGAATTTGACATTACTGTAAACGGTGATACGTACGCAGGTGTCCACGCACTGCCTTATGTGACCGCTGCCTTGAGAAGTCCTGACACAGTTGCAAAAGGTTATGTTAGAATATTAGATGGTTTAACAAAATCTGCAGTTATCAACAACATTGCTTCAAGCAATCCTATTGTTGCTGCTGCGTGTTCGTTTTCTTCAGGAAATGACACATCAACAAGTGAGCAAGTTTTAACACTTACTGACCTTAAAGTAAATGAAGAAATTTGTAGAGGTACAATTTTTCCTACTTGGATGGGTCAAGGAATGGACAGAAATGGTGACTTACCACAATCTTTTTCTGATTTCTTATTACAAGTAATTGCAGGAAAAGCTGCTGCTCAATTAGAAATTGGTATATGGCAAGGAGCTGCTCCATTTGGAACAGGTTTCTTATCTGATGACGGTACGCAAGATGAAGCGGGTGCTGATGCGTCTGCTTGTAAAGACTTTAGCGAAGTAGATTTCGCTGATGCTTTAGCTGCTTCAGACATCTTAACTGATATGGCTGCTGTATATGATTCAGCTGCTGCTAATCATTCAGGAATGTTAACTAAGCCTGGTGTTGGTTTCTATATGAACAATAAAACATACGGATTCTACATTCAAGCATTAGCTTCAGCAGGTTCTAATCAAGGACAAATTTCAGGATTAGGATTTGATGCAAAAGCTGATACAGCTACTTACTTTGGTTATCCAATATACAGATGTCCAGGTATGTTTAACGACACTATTCTTTTCACTTATCCTGAAAACTTAGTATTCGGAACAAACTTAGCAACGGACTGGACTGAAGCAAGGTTAATCCCTACTTACGAATATGACGGATCAGACAACGTTAGAGTTGTTATGAACTTCGCTGTAGGAGTACAAACGGCGGTTAACACAGATGGTGTATACGGTTCAACTGTTTGGACTTAATAGATACTTTAAATGGGGAGTTGTAATATACTCCCCTTTTATTAACTTTTAAATAATAATAATTATGGCTTGTAATATTACAAGAGGACGTTTAATAGATTGTAAAGATGCTATCGGTGGTCTAAAAGCCATTTATATTGCTAAATCATACAGCAATAATGTATCTGCTGTTGCTACAGTAAACACTACAGAAATGACTACAGCAGGTTTTGCTACATGGTCTTGTTGCGGTGGTACTGTAGAAGTATTTAAATATGACCTAGTGCCAAACTTATCTAGTATGACTGTTAATATACAATCAGACAATGCTAATGGTACTACATTCTTTAATCAAACATTATCTGTAACACTACAAAAGATTGACCACGATATGACCAATGAGTTAAGACTTATGGCTTATTCAAGAGCTCAAATTTTTGTACAAGATGAGAATGACAATGTGTTTTTATTAGGTATTGATGGTGGTTGTCACGTTAGTGGTGGTACTGTTATAACAGGTGCTGCTAAAGGTGATTTAACAGGATATACAATAGAATGGGCTGCAGAAGAAAAGAATGCGTTGATACAGTTACCTGCAAGTGCGGGGGCTGCAACAGCTAAATTCCCGTTTGATGGATTAACTGACGAAGCTAATTTAACAATTACAGTTGGATCTTAATCGTTACTCTAAATAGAAAAGAAAAGGGGTTTTTTGCCCCTTTTTTTGTACACTAAAAAACAATAATGTAACTTTTATATTTATAATAAACTACTATGGCTTGGAAATTAAAAAAAGAATGGGAAGGTAAAAGTATTGATACTATCAATATCCCATTAAACGACTTAACACAAAAGCAAATTGCAGGACTCAATGAAAGTGTTAGAGATGCTTTATTTGTAAAAGAAACTAAAAAGAAAAAAGATGTTTCAAGTAAAGCCTGAATTTAGAGGAAATATAACACCTGAACCGACACAGGAACGTATGGAGTTAATAAAAGAAATATCTATAGAATTATTTAATGAATTTTTTCAAGAAGTATGATACAAACTATACAAGATACAGGGGTTACTGTTTGTAGATTTCGTCTTAATCTTTATGATGAAATGACTTCTACTAACTTATTAATAACCTTTACGAGTCAACTAACAGGCAAATCTAAGACCTTTTTGCCTCTTTCGACAGTAACTACTAACAAAGAAAGATATTTAGAGGTCGTATACTTTACAACAACTAGCGAGAACTTATCCGTAGGTCAGTTACATTTAGGAACAACCGATTGCCCTTTAGGTTTTTATGATGTTACAATATATGAAAATTCAAGTGCTGTAAATCTTGACCCTTCAGGTCTTAGTGTTGTATATACGGGT